AACATATCCGAAATGTAATGAAACCAAAGATAAAAGAACAGAACGAGATTATTTCTGTGCCTGTTCTTTATGGTAATGAAGAAAGATGGAAGTCTATAAAAGCTAGAGAAACACTAAGAGATAAAAACGGCGTGATAATTTTACCGATAATCGTAATTAAAAGAACATCTTTAGCGATGAATGACCAATTACCATTTTCATTTGATAACGATGTAAAAGGTAAGTTCATAAATGTTGTTCGTTCAAGTAGTGGTTGGAGTAAAAACAATAGATATGATAGGTTTGCTGTTTTGACAGGTCAACAACCTGTACAAGAGTTTGTAAAGACAGGTATGCCTGATTTTGTGATTTGTAGTTATAGTATAGTCATGATGACATCTTTTATAGAACAGATGAACGACCTAAATAATCTTTGGATAGAACACTTAGAAACTTACTTTGGTGACCAAACTAGTTATCGTTTTTTATCATCTCTTTCTGGTGATATATCAAATGAAGTAGAAATGGAATCACAAGGTGAGAGAATGATAAGAAATGAATTGACTATTGAGATAAAAGGATATATGATACCTGAGTTTACCGATACGATATTTGGTAAAACTGCTGAATTGAATAGAGCTTATACACCAAAAAAAGTATCGTTTTCCGAAAAAATATTATAATTATATATGTATATAATTGTTATAACAAACTAAATTAGAGGTTACGAAATGTCAGAAGTTAAATTTACAGATGATGAACTAAAATCAATTCAAGAAATTAGCAATAAATCAAATTCAATCACCAACAGATTTGGACAATTAGCTATTGCTAAAATTAATTTAGAAAAACAATCTGAACAAGTAGAAGAAGAAGAGTTTAGACTTCACGAAGAATTAGAAAATCTTAAAAAAGAAGAACAAGAAATTCTTAATGGTATTACTGAAAAGTATGGTCCTGGTACATTAGATCCACAGACAGGTGTTTTTACACCAACTACACAAGTCGAATCAACGCCAAAAGAAAATTAAAAATAACTTTATCACTCTTTCCAAAATTAAGTAATATTTATATATGAATAATTATATGAAATCTTACCTAATTTTCGGAGACAGTAAATGGCTGAAAAAATTGTATCACCAGGTGTATTTACAAATGAAATAGACCAATCATTTTTACCCGCAACTGCTGGTCCAATTGGAGCAGCTGTTGTTGGTCCAACAGTAAAAGGTCCTATCCTTGAACCAACAGTAGTTACTTCTTATTCCGAGTATGTCAATATATTCGGTGAGTTGATAGAAAGTGGTAGTGACAAATATCAATACTTAACATCACATACTGCTAAAGAGTATCTAAGGCAAGGTGGTCCTTTAACAGTCATAAGAGTTGCACAATCTGAAGGTAACACTGCCAAAGCTACTGCGGTTGTAAGAAATAGTTCGGGTAGTGCTGAATTCTTTACTCTTGAAGCACTAGGCGATGGTCCTCAATTTAATAATTTTGTTGGGACTGGCTCAAACTTTGGAACTGATAATTTATTACCAGTTAGAACACATTCCTCAACTAATGACTTACTTCTTTCTGGTAGTTATGGTGGAAGAGCTGATAACTTTCGTTATGAAATATCTCAAAGAAATTTATCTAAAGGGACATTCACATTAGTGCTTCGTCAAGGTAATGATACAGAAAATAAAAAGAGTATAATTGAAACTCATGAAAATTTAAATTTTGATCCAGAGTCTCCAAACTACATATTAAAGAGAATAGGTAATCAAACATCAACTGTTGTTGTTGAAGAAGGGGTAGCATTTGTAAGACCAAGTGGTGATTATCCAAATCAGTCAAACTTTGTTAGGGTTAGTAATTTTCCTGATTCAAACAAAACACCAAATTATTTAGATGAAAATGGTGATGTAACTTCTGCATATTCTTCTGATTCGGGCTCTTTCTTTCCAGCAATTGGTAGTGGAAGTTATGGTGGTGCTTTTGGTGGTGGTGCAGATATAGCCGGTAACACTCAAGTGGGCACACAAACTGGTCAAACTGCTGGTTCAAATGGTGATGAAAATCAAAAACACCCATTTAAATTTTACGGTGATATAGATAGTGACAATTCACAAGGTATTGACATGTCACTCTCTGCAGTAAAGCCAGCTGGTGTGAGTCAAGGTGGTGGTTATGCAACCGCTATAAGTCTTTTGAATAATAAAGATGAATATGATATTGATTTATTATTTTTACCTGGTGTGATAGACCAAGCTGTAGATTCTAATCATAATTCTATTATAGGACAGGCAATACAAATGTGTGAGGATAGAGGTGATTGTTTCTTAGTATATGATAATGTTGCCTTAACTTCTAACATAAGTAATGCAAAAACCAATACAGAAGCTCGTAACTCAAGCTTTTCTGCGGTCTATTATCCTTGGATACAGATTCAAGATGCCACCGCTGGTGTGAATCGATATGTACCACCATCAGTTGTGATTGCTGGTGTATATCATTTTAATGATACCGTTGGACAACCTTGGTTTGCGCCTGCCGGTTTGAATAGAGGTGGTATTGATAGTGCTGTTCAGGCATACAAAAAATTAACACAGAAGAATCGTGATGATCTTTACGATTCAAATGTCAATCCGATTGCTACTTTTCCTGGTCAAGGTGTTACTGTCTTTGGACAGAAAACAACACAGAAGAAAGCTTCTGCTCTTGACCGAGTAAATGTAAGAAGATTGTTAATTAACCTTAAAAAGTTTGTTGCCAACTCTTCAAGAACTCTTGTCTTTGAACAAAATACAACAGATTTGAGAGATCAATTTTTAAATGTCGTGAATCCTTACATGGAACAAGTTCAAGCTAATCAAGGGTTAAACGCTTTCAGAGTTGTAATGGATGATACAAATAATACACCTGATACGATTGATAGAAATCAATTGATTGGTCAAATATTTATTCAACCAACAAGAACTGCTGAATTCATCATATTAGACTTTGTAGTACAACCAACTGGAGCTGCTTTTCCTGAATAATTTTTAGGAAAGTAGATATTTATTACTATAGGAGATAAATAATGGCAGAATTATTAGAATCGAGTAAGATATTTTATACACCATATGAACCAAAATTAAAAAATAGGTTCATCATGGAAATATCGGGTATTCCGGCTTTCACGATTAAAACAGCACAAAGACCACAAATTACCTTTGATGAGGTTGTTTTAGAACATATGAATATAACAAAGTATGTTAAGGGTAAAGGCCGTTGGCAAACTCTACAGATTACTCTATACGATCCAATTGTACCTTCTGCCGCTTCTGCCGTAATAGAATGGATTAGGTTACATCATGAAAGTTCAACTGGTCGTGATGGTTACCAAGACTTTTATAAAAAGAATATTAATTTCAAAGTGTTAGGACCCGTTGGTGATATCATAGAAAAATGGACATTAAATGGTACTTACATTTCAGATGCTGCTTTTGGTGATTTAGATTTTGCATCTTCTGATCCAGTTGAAATTACACTAACACTAAGATACGATTACGCTATACTTGAATTCTAAAAAACAGTTGTATTAAATACAACAAGGAGTTATAATGTCAGAACATAAGTTCCCTACGGAAGTTATTGATTTACCGTCTGGTGGAAAAGTATATCCAAAAGATTCACCACTTGCCGATGGTAAAATTGAATTAAAATATATGACCACAAAAGAAGAAGATATTCTCATGTCTGAAAACCTTATTAAAAAAGGTGTGGTTATTGATAAATTATTAGATAGTCTTATCGTTACAAATAATGTCAAACAAGAGCATTTGGTTTTAGGTGATAAGAATGCCGTATTGGTTGCTGCTCGTATTCTTGCTTATGGTCCTGAATATACTGCTGAAGTAACTAATCCTAATAATATTGAACAAAAAGTTAAGCATACTTTTGACCTTACACAATGTCCTTTTAAAGAAACAGTTAATGGTTTAGATTATAGTGGTAACTGTTTTGATTTTGAAACACCAATTGGAAAAAACAAAA